CACCCGCCGTGTCTTTGGGTGAGTAGATTGGGGTCACAATGAATAACCAGGCAGAAATTATTGAGGATGATGACGAAGAACTAGACACCGAAATAGAATCAGAAGCTGAGGAAAACTATGAGGAAGAAGCCCACGAGGCTGGCGCCGACGTAGACTCAGAAGACGAAGAAGGTGATGAGGACGATGTTGTCATTGAGATTGCGGGGGAGTCGCCACCTCCAGAGGACGATGCAAAGGCACCTGAGTGGGTCCGAGACCTACGCAAGAGCCACAGAGAGCAGCAGAGGGAGAATAAGCAACTCAAGGACCAACTGGCCAAACTTTCCAGCACGGTACAACCAAAGACCGTAGAACTGGGCAAGAAGCCGACCATTGAGGCCGCTGATTACGATTCTGATTTATACGAGCAGCAACTGACCGACTGGTTTGACCGGAAAAAAGCGGTTGAAGCGCAGCAGGAAAGGCAGGAAGCAGAACGGCGTAGTCAACAAGACGCCTGGAACGCCACCCTGGCCACCTACGGCGAACACCGCAAGACGCTCAAGGTCAAGGACTTTGAAGACGCCGAGACAGTTGTGCAGGATGAGTTGAGCAACACCCAGCAGGGTATGATCCTGCAGGGCGCTGACAACCCGGCGCTGGTCGTATACGCCCTGGGGAAGAACCCCAAGAAGGCTAAGGAAATTGCATCCATAAAAGACCCCGTGAAGTTTGCCTTCGCTGTTGCGAAGCTGGAGACACAGTTGAAAGTAACGAACAGAAAGGCAAGCACGAAACCGGAAACGACTATCACAGGCAAGGCCATGAAGTCAGGAACGGTTGACTCAAACTTAGAACGATTACGCGCTCAAGCGGAAAAAAGCGGCGACTATTCAAAGGTTACCGCCTACAAGCGCAGCAAGCGTGCGGGTAGTTAAGCAACTTAATTTATAGGAATCAATAACATGGCTAACGAATTTTCCAAGGAAGAAAGGGTCGCCTTTGAGCAGATGACCGAGGGTTTTGAGGACGCACTGGTCCTTAGCCGTAACGTGTCTGTTTACACATCCGACTCACAGATGATGGAGCGTGCAAACGACACCATCTGGCGCCCAATGCCCTACATCATGTCGTCTGTTGACGGTGCCCCACGCACCAACATCAGCTCGCTGTACCAGGACGTGACGCAACTGTCTGTACCTGCAACCCTGGGCTTCAACAAGACTGCCCCCTGGACCCTGGACGCCAAGCAACTGCGCGACGCCCTGCAGGAAGGCAACATCGCGAAGGGTGCCCAGCAGCGTCTGGCATCTGACATTAACATCGCTGTCATGAACGTCGCAGCAGCACAGGGCACCGTGGTCATTAAGCGTACCGCTGCAGCCTCTGGCTTCGATGACGTTGCTGAGTGCGATGCTGCCTTTAACGAGCTGGGCGTTATGTCCGACAATCGTTACCTGGCGCTGTCAAGCCGCGACTACAACGGTATGGCCAGCAACCTGGCTTCCCGTCAGACTATGAACCAGAAGCCCACAACAGCCTATGAGAAGGCTTACGTTGGCACTGTGTCTGGCTTTGAAACGTACAAGATGGACTACGCTAACCGCATCCTGGCTCAAACCACCGCTATCACTATTGATACTGATGGCGCCAACATCGACTACGTTCCCCAGTCCACCAGCACTTCTGTTGGCGGCCAGATCAACGTCGATAACCGCACCCAGACCATTAGCTGCACCACCAACACTGGCGTTGTTGCAGGCGACTGCTTCACCATCGCCGGCATCAACAGCGTTCACCACATCACCAAGCAGGACACTGGCCAGCTCAAGACTTTCCGAGTTATCTCAGTGCCCACTAGCACCAGCCTGGTTATCAGCCCCCCGATCATCTCTGCGTCAACCACGCCGACTGATCCAGAGGTTCAATACCAGAACTGCGTCGCCAACAGCGTGTCCAACACTGCTGCTGTCGTTTGGCTGAACGTGACCGCTGCTGCCATCAACCCATTCTGGCACAAAGACTCCATCGAGTTGATGCCAGGTCGGTACGCTGGCAACCCAGACGGCGCCACCATGCTTCGCTACACTTCAGAGCAGGGCATCGAGCTGACGTTGACCAAGCAGTACGAGATTGACACGCGCGTCACCAAGTATCGCCTTGATACTTTCTTTGGTGTGACCATGTGCAACCCCGAGATGGCTGGTGTCGTGTTGTTCGGCCAAAGCTAACCAGATAGATGACGGGGGCCGATATGGGCCCCTGAGTCTTTTGAGGGTGTACTGATGCCGTTGAAAAAGGGTTACAGCTCGAAGTCTATCAGCTCAAACATCCGCGCAGAGCGCAAGGCGGGGAAGCCGGCCAAGCAGGCAGTTGCCATCGCAATGTCAACAGCAGAGCGCGCAGCCAAGAAAGCGGGCAAGCCAGCAAAGGCGCCCAAGAGTAAAGGCAAGAAATGACTAAGGTTTACCTACCACTATCAGACGGAATGTATAAGCGCATTGATGTCCCGGCTGTTACAAAGTATTTGGATGATGGCTGGTTCCTGTCAATCAGCGACCACCAGGCGCACGTCGCCAAGATCAACAAAGTTCCGGTAGCGACGCATCTGTTTGACGCGCCACCGGTGCAGGTAAAAGTAAAACGCAAGCCACGCAAGAAGCCAGAGGCCGAGTAATGTCCTACACGAAACGCCAGTATGTCATCGCAGCCTTTGAGGAGATCGGGCTGGCGTCTTATGTTTTCGATCTGACAGACAACGAATTGTTGTCGGCTTGTAAGCGCCTAGATGCTATGATGGCGCAGTGGAACGCTAAAGGCATACGACTGGGTTACCCGTTGCCAAGCAACCCTGACAGCACGTCACTGGACGCTGATACAGAGGTGCCTGACGCTGCCAACGAGGCGATTATCCTCAACCTGGGCATACGCATCGCGCCAGGCTACGGCAAGTCGGTATCGCCGGACACGAAGATATCAGCCAAGGCTGCGTACACTACATTGTTGGGCTGGACCGCGCAGCCAACACCAGAGAAACAATTCCCGCGCACCCTGCCAACGGGCGCCGGGCAGAAGGCTTGGCGATATGACCAAGACCCGTTTATGCCAATACCTGTTGACCCGCTGACAACCGGCGGTGATGGAGTTTTAGACTTAACATCTTGAGGAAATAAAATGTCAACTATAAACCGTCTGTCCAGTGTAGATGTCCTACAGCCGAGTGATCAGATACCAGTTTGGGATAGCTCCAATGGAGACACCCGAAAGGCATCAATGAGCACCCTGTTGGCATTCGTTGAATCATACTTCGCAGACCCTGACTACAGCACCAGAATCGTTGCGCCAAATGCCGACTACTTCAATGTCGATATTGGCAGCACTGGCGATTCACTTTGGATGATCGTTAATCCGACACTGGATTTCAGCAACGGAACGCTAACCCTTCCCCCAGCATCATCTGCTGTAAATGATCAAGAGATCACGGTGGTATTCACTAAGTCGGTGTTGACGCTTGTTATTGCAAGTTCAGGCGCGACAATCCTTGGTGCCCCAACCCAGGTCGCAGGCTATGACTCGTTCAGGGTTCGATACAACGCTTCACAGGCAACCTGGTACACGCTTGATACAACCGGAACCGGAGCTGGCGGCGGAGTTTCTCAGATTGTTCGCCAAGACTTTACTGGAG